CTTTGCTTCTTTACTGTATTTTTAGATTTTTTACTGCTTTTAGCTTTTCCTACAGTTTTACTTTTTGTTTTTTTAATTTTTTGACTTTTACCTTTTGCTACTTTCTTCTTTTTATTTGCACCCTTTACAAGTCTCTTAACAATTTGCTCTCCTGCTAGCTTTTGTGCTTGAGTTACAGGGCTTTCCGATCCTTCTAAAAAAGCAATATCTTTACTATTTCTACCAAGCTGCTTTAAAATATCTTTTTCTACATCATCACGAACTTTGTTTAATAATCTTTCAAGTGTAGGACCTAGTCCAGTCCAATTCTTTTTAGCATTTACTCTATCAAAGCCGCTCATAGCATCAAGATTTTTATGCCCAATAACTATACGAATTATATTCTCATTCTTCATTTCTGCAGGGCGACTCTCACTAGGTCTCCTTGCATTATTCTTAGCTTCCCAAAATCCTTGAAATTTAGCATCATCTCCTAGCTTTTTGAAAAATATGTCAGCATAAGTATCAAGCTTATCGTTATCATCTATTCTTTCGTTTAAGGTAACATTTGCCAAGTCAATTTTTTTATTTCTATTAACAGCGTCCGATAACCCTGTAAATCCATAAGTAGTCTTTGGATCTGCTCCTGAAATTCCTCCATGATGTCCAAAAATACTAGAATTTGTACCTCCGCCTCCGGTTGCTAAAGTGCTTTTCTTTAACTTTGCTAGTTCATCATTTACTGTTTCTAGTCCTATGCCTTTAGCTTCTG